ACGCAATGGCATCTCGCCCATGATGAGATAGCCAAGCGCGTCCGTGATGTGGTCAAGACCGCCCGATTTATCGGGTTGGTTGTTCAAGTAGGTCAATCCGTCGAGTGCGCGAATTAGGTTTTTGCAGTTACGATTGATGAATAAACGCCGCCGACCGTCCGCTGTTTTTAGCGCGGCCTGCACAGTATTTATCCGATCAACAACAGGCGATGCGTGACGCGGTGCGCGTACATCAAACCCGGCGTTGGATAATAGCGCAAAATCGGTTCTACCAACAGGGGCTGAGGTCTTTCGCGCCCTGCCGGATGGGTCGGGATAAACGACGACCGGGCGGCTCTTGTATCTCCGTTTGATCTCGCCCGCCATCAGTTCGGTATTGCTGTCGCCCAGTTCGATCTCGTCGATGATGTGCAACTGATCCGCGACCCGGACAGCCAGAACCGCCGTCATCGGATCGACGTTAAAGTCCATGCCGACCAACAATGTGCCGCCGTGGTCTGAAAGATCGCCGACGTTTTCATCGCGGTCAAAGTTCGAGTAAACCCGACCGGCAAGCGATTCAAAGGTTGCCATAAACTCTTGGCGGAATTCACGCTCGCCCATATCCCTTTGGGCGGCGGCTATCTCGTCGTTCGTGACCCGCGTTCCTTCCGCTGTCGTGAACTGCCACGCGCCCCAATCGTCGGTGTCTTGCGCGTATCGATAAAGGTCGTGGAAGTGGTTATAGCCTTTTGGTGTGCCAATCCAGAGTGCACGGCCCTGCTTGTCTGCAAGCATTGGGCGTAAGACCTCAAACCATGCGTCGGGAGACATATCGGCAAACTCGTCCATAACCACAAAGTCGAGGCCGACACCACGCAAAGCATCGTAATTGTCAGCACCACGAAGCGCGGCGACGGTTCCATTTTTCAACTCCATCGATAGATCGGTTTCGTTCGTTGTCTCAATCTGCGACGGAGGCATCATATTCTTTAAAGCCTTCCACGCGATCTGCTTCGCTTGCCGATAGGTCGGCGCGACGTACCAGTTAATCGACCCCGGCTTGGAGATTGAGGCATGGAGCAATTCAGTGAGTGCGAGGTAGGTCTTCCCGAATCTCCGACCCGCTACCAGAACCCGAAACCTCTCCGGACTGTCGAATACTCTCGTCTGCGCTCTCGTCAGTCGTATCTCTGACAATGATTAAAGGCTCCAGATTTTGTTGTTCAATGTGCTTTTTGTCCTGCTGTCCGAGGCGTTGCTTGCCTAGCCATATTTGCATCGTCGCATTGCCTTCTTGCGCCGTCTTCCATTGCAGGCGACGCAATGATGCTTTCCCATTCTCTCGACCTTGCAAGACAAGTTCTTTCAATTCTGGGTTCTCGGCTACCCTTCGCTCCCAAGTGCGAAACGACATTCCCAGAACCGCCGCTATTTCTGGCTCAGTACAATCAATGCTCGCAAGTTCCAGAACCAAGTTTTCATCGACCTCTTTCCGAGGTCTGCCCATCCTTTTTGCGTCATTCATGTGTCAAATGTTTTTTCTTCTTCAATTTCGGAGGCTCCGTCGTCCTTCCCCAGTAAACGTAACTGGTGAAACTTTGGCACTCAATAATGCAGGTTTTTTGATACGCGCATTTTTCGCAAGGCGGGTTGTGAATCACTAACCCTTTATCCTCTCTCCTCGGCATTCATTCTCTCCCTAACTAGTGTGATCCAATCCATCAAGTCCATTTCGATCTGAAAGTGGTGCAGACCGACAGCGCAAGCACAGCACCGGGCGCGCCAAGTTTTGTAATCCAAGCGGTACAAAAGCACCGGGTCATTACCTGTTCGCGCGGCTTGCGCCGCCGTCTGCGTCCACCATTCGTTGCTCCATTGCTTCGCTCGCTTGACCTCAATCGCCCAACCGGGAACGCCAATGATATCAACACCGCCTTGAGCGGCTTGCTGTTGCCAGTTGCGCGTGATCTCAAGCCCTAACTCGTCGCGCAGGGTGCGAGCAATTTCCTGCTCACCAGATCGGCCTTTGTTGCGTGAGTTAGTCACCCCTCACCATCCAACGGCTCTCGCCGCAAGGATTGATGATTTCGGACGATGAGGGGCGACTTCCCCATCAATAAACGGCGTTCTGGTTTTCGTTGTTGCTGTTGTCTACCGAGTTATTGCTTTCGTCGTGTGTTCCGCACTCGGTTCCAGAACAGACACCGGCTGACGGTGCGCCGACTTGGATGCAACCTTGCAAACCGAAAATCAAACCAAGAGCAAGAAACCCGCCCCAAAACTTATTTCTCAAATCAATCATCAAAACACTCCCGAAATTGACATCGAACCAAACCACACAATCGGAATGACCGTGCCGCCGCCGATGATAAACCCAATAAAAAACTCCGTCATCTACTCAAATTCCTTTACTTCTTTGTCCAGAAAAATACCGACGCTGTAAGTCGTGTCGCCTATCTCTTGCGATACGAAGGTCGAACAGCCGGACAGCAATCCGACGAACGCCATCACAATCAACACGACACAAACACCATTCCAACTAACAATGCTACTTATCATCACTTCTCTCCTGTTTTTTTGCTTCGGCGTAGTCATAGAGCGTTATACCGAAGCGGTTGTGGAACCATTCTCCCCAAGTCCATTGTCGGCTTGGGGTGAGTTCGTTTTGCTTGAGCCAGATTGATCGGGCCGCGCAAAGTTTGAGCCTTTCAAGATCGCTCTGATCTGGGCCAGAGAATCTTCCACCAGTTGCGGATCGACCGGCGGCGCGGGTAAGGCCGTCACCATCTTGTGATACGCCGCCAGACGTTTCTCCGGCTGACACATCGCCAGAAACTCCGGCAGGCTCGGTGGCCATTCCCCGCCCTTCTTCACCAAAGTCGAAAAGCCCTCGCTGATATTCTCCATCGGGATGCTTGCCAGACCCTGAGACCATGTTTGCGCCGCGCTCGAAAGATCGCCGTTAAGGTCGCAGACCTCGCCGAATTGCGACACCCATTTGTGCCCGTAAATTTCTGCCATGCGCGTCCAAAATCTAGCGATTGCCCTTAACGGCAATTCGTTCTTCGGCGAGTCGTGCTCGACCCGCCGCTGACTTGTTGAGATTTCCATCCGTAATATTCCTAGTGTAGTTATATTGGTCTGTTATATGGTCTGTTCTTATGGACCTTACCGATTCGGTTAGGTCACACCTTACCAGTTCGGTTAGGTCACTCTCATCTGACGTAACCGGTTCGGTTAGGTCATCGAAACCCACGATTTCATAAACATTCGACCGCTTTTTGCCCCTTCTCGTTTTTCGAATCCACCCCTTCGCTTCAAGCGATGTCGTGGTTCGGGATATTACGTTTGGATGATACCCGCACCGCTCCGAGATGGCCTCGCGTCCGGGCCAAACCGGGCGAGTGCTTTTTGGATCGCGGAACGAGTACAAAGCCATCAGAACCCGCGTTTCGATCAGCGTCAAACGATGGTCGCCAATCAGTTCGTTCGGGATGATGGTGAAATTGCTCAAGCGTTTGTCTCATCGGGAAAAACGTCAGGCCGAATCTCGTGGCGCGGAATCCCGGTAGCCATCTCAATCTTAATCACGAACTGTGGAGGGATGCCTTTCGAGTTCTCGCGATTGATCCAGTTCCAAACGTTCGATTGACGAACGCCAAGCATCCGAGCAAGCGCGGCTTGCGATCCAACCGCTTCCAAAATTTGTTCAAGCACCTTGTTCATGGGCCGCGATGATACCCCACACTTGTGAAATTCGTAAAGCAGAAATTAAAGTTGGCATCAACCCTATGCCAAAAAAAGTTGGGCAATATCCTGCTACCCTTCCTAATCCCAGGCAGAAAGTCTATATTTTTCAAACACTTATATCGCTTGCTCCATACTTCACACGTGTGTAAGATATGCGTGTTGTTAGACAAAAACAAAACAGGAGATAAGCAAATGACTGACGTAAGATTTTTTCATAAGTGTGACTGCGGTTCGATCATCCACGTGCGCGACGGATTCCAAAACGATGAGGGCAAATACGTTTCAGGATGCAAAACTTGCCGAACCGAATTGCCAGAAACCGGTAGCATCTCAGTTAAATTTGGGCCGGGTTATTATGGCTCGGTCTACACGGGCCTAAATCATCCGACTCTTGCAGAGGTAGAAGAACTACCGCACTGGAATTACAGCATCGGCAGTGACTGTTACCCTGCTCGGTTTGTGCGCCGCATCAGCAAGACCCGGATCGAAATCGAAGACCTAAACCGGGACGGCGAACCTTACGAAGAACGCCGCACCTTCATCGTTTCGCGTCGTAAGAATGGGGAATACAAAGTCGTCGGAGACAGCGGCCCCGGCGGTTACTGGCCTCACACCGAATCGATTTATCATCGCGATCCGCATTTCTAAGTGGCTCAATTTATGCCCCGTTTCGGCGGGGCATATGTGGACTCACTCAAACAGGAGAGAACGATGCACTTTGAAGACGACGACAACTGGGAGCAAGCGCAAGCCGAAGAACAGATGCACGAATTAGCGGTGGCCTGCAACAAATTCGCCCTCGACATCAACGAGATCAGCGAGCAATTACAGGTAGCGGCAGATTTTTCCGAGCGATGGATGCTTGACGATGCGCGATACATGCTTCGATTGCAACGCGCTTTTCTGGACAAAATCATTTCGGAGATGGAACAGAAGATTGGAGGGTATCAATGACTCTCGACAGAAAGACTTACATGGGGTCATCGGACGCGGCTCCGGCTTGCGGTCTGAGTCCGTTTGCCACGCCGCTCGACGTCTACCACGCGAAGCGCGACGGATCGCCGGAACTCGACACCATGCCGATTCGATTCGGCACGTTTAACGAGCCGTTCGTGCTGTCAGAGTTCACCCGCGAAACCGGGATTGAACTAAAGGGCCACCAAGCGCACAAACGCCACCCCGAATATGAATTTATCGGGGCGACCCTCGACGCGCTGACGAGCGACGGACAGGCGATTGTTGAAGCCAAAACAACTTCGATGCAGTACGACGAATTGCCCAAGCACATCATCATCCAAGTGCAGGAGCAGTTGGCTTGTGCCGGGTTGCAAATGGCTTTCGTGCCTGTGCTGATGCGAGGCCGTGACTTCAAGATATTTGAGGTCGAGGCCAATGAAACGTGGCAGGAAATGATCCTCGAAAAGATGGCGCGGCTCTGGATTAGAATTCAAGAAGGCGATCCACCACCGCCGATGACCCTTGCCGACGTGCGCTCGATGTTCCCAGAAAGCGAGGAAAGCCGCGTTATGGCTTCTGATGAGGTCATCGAGTTGTGCGAAGGGTTGAGCGAAATCAAGAGACAGATCGCGGAACTGAGCGATAAAAAAGACGTGGTAGAGGCCGCGATTCAAGGCGAGATGGGCAAGCACTCCACATTGGTGAATAATGAGGGTAAAATACTCGCAACGTGGAAGTCATCGAAGCCGGGTGCTCGGTTAGATGCCAAAGCATTGAAAGAGGCAATGCCGGAAGTCCACGCGCAGTTCACGAAGCAAACCAACGGCTCGCGCCGTTTCATTTTGAAATAGGAGAGAAAAATGATTAGCACATCCGAAACACTCGGCGAACTTTCCACCGCGCTCGCAAAGGCGCAGGGCGAACTGACAGACCCCGAGAAAAATACCAAAGGCTACAATTACAAGTACGCCGACCTGCCGATCATGCTGAAAACGATCAGGCCAGTTCTAACCAAGCACGATCTTTCTTTCGTGCAATTCACATCGGGCGGCGACGATAACTTTGTGCAAGTCACCACGCGCCTGATGCACAAGTCCGGCGAATGGATGGAAAGCACGTTCTCGATGCCGATTGAGATCAAGAAGGGAATGTCGCTCGCGCAGAACATCGGCTCAACGCTGACCTATGCGCGGCGATACAGCATACAGTCAGTGGTCGGCATCTCTGGCGATGCGGACACGGATCACAACGACGTTCGCCCTGAAAAGAACGTCACGCCGACAATGCCGAAGCGCAACGGCCAGATTAAGGTCAAGAAGGTCTCATCGAATCAACTGATGGCGCAGATCGACCAAGCCACAAGCGCAGATGAACTTAACTCAATCATTCATCTGGCAAAAGAATTGCCGGACGATGAAAAGAACATGGTGCGCGATGCCTATCGCATCAAGCGCGATGAACTCACCGCAACCACCCACTAGGGAGAGAATCGATGATTAAGAAAAACCTCGTAGTCGCCAACGGCAGTTATCAGACCGCTAACGGCGAAGAAAAAACCCGATGGGTAACTGTCGGGGCTTTGCACGAACACAACGGCAAGGATTACATTACCCTCGACGCGCACATTAACCTTGCAGGGCTTGAGCGCAAAGAAGGCGACACGCGAGTCTTTGCCAACCTGTTCGACCCGAAGGAACGCGGCGCGGGAGCAGGCGCGAGCGCGGGGCAACCGTTTGACGACAAGATAC